ATTCGTAAATTGTTGCTAACACCTGAGCTATTCAAGCTTGTCCGTGAAGGCATCATGAATCCTGAAATTGAAGAAATCCCAACTCACTTTGAGCAAGGTCTTGATTTTAGAATTAAGAAGGGATCTAAGGGTGGTTATGCAGACTACAGCACAAGTAATTGGGCTCGTCGTGAAAGTGCATTGACTAGTGAAGAACATGAGGCAATCGAAAAGCATGGTCTATTTGACTTGAAAACATTCTTGCCAAAGAAGCCAAATGAAGTAGAGTTGCAGGTAATGAAAGAAATGTTCGAAGCAAGCGTCAATGGCGAACCATATGATTTAGAACGCTGGGGTCAATACTTCAAGCCATTTGGTATGAAGGATGATTCAGATACAGCAGGTGCAGAAGCTTATGCAACTCATAATCAAGTTGAAAAAGAATACCATGCACCAAAATCAGACGTTTCTGTGACTACAATCCCAGCACGTAAAGTTATTGAAAGTCATGATGACGAAGATGTTAAGGCACCAGATGCAGCATCTGGAAATAACCAAAAAGCGCAAGACATTTTGGCTATGATTCGTAATCGTAAGAAGGACTAATCAGTAATTGTGTGCATCACAGAGTGACGACTATCAATAGAGGTTGTCACTCTTTTTTATAGGATAAAATAATATGGCTAAGCCTTTCGATATAAGTAAGTTCCGCAAAAGCATTACAAAAAGTATTCCAGGTATCAGTGCAGGATATAATGATCCTAAGGATTGGATTAGCACTGGTAATTATGCATTAAATTATTTGATTTCTGGCGATTTCTTTAAGGGAATCCCGCTAGGAAAAGTTACAGTATTCGCAGGAGATTCTGGAGCAGGTAAGAGTTACATCTGTTCTGGCAATTTGATTAGACATGCTCAACAGCAAGGAATTTTTGTTGTCTTGATTGACAGTGAAAATGCACTAGATGAAGCATGGTTGCAAGCACTAGGCGTCGATACAGACGAATCTAAGATGCTAAAGCTTAATATGGCGATGATTGATGACGTTGCAAAGACTCTCAGTGATTTTGTTAAGGATTACAAAGAACTGCCAGAAGATGAACGTCCTAAGGTTTTATTTGTAGTTGATTCACTAGGTATGTTGCTTACTCCAACTGATGTGAATCAATTTGAAGCAGGTGAAATGAAGGGTGATATGGGTCGTAAGCCTAAGGCTCTAACTTCGTTGGTTCGTAATACTGTTAATATGTTTGGTAGTTTGAATATTGGGCTTGTTGCAACCAACCATACCTATGCCAGTCAAGACATGTTTGACCCAGATGATAAGATTTCTGGCGGTCAAGGATTCATCTATGCAAGTTCTATTGTAGTTGCAATGAAGAAATTAAAACTCAAAGAAGATGAAGATGGCAACAAAACATCTGATGTGAATGGTATTCGTGCAGCATGCAAGATTATGAAAACACGATATGCAAAACCATTCGAATCTGTGCAAGTCAAGATTCCATATACAACAGGTATGTCTCCGTATTCTGGTTTATTTGACATGTGCGAACAAAGTGGGGTGTTCAAGAAAGAAGGAAATCGGTATTTGTATGTGGATCACAACGGTGAAATTCATAAGTATTTCAAGAAAGAATACGAAAGAAATGAAGCTGGAATTCTTGATTTGGTTATGAAAGAATGGACTCAACTTCCGACAGATGATGAGGATGATTTACAAATTGAATCTAATGTGATACAATCTACTAACAACGAATAAGTTGAAAAATCTCGGGGATATAAATGATTGATATTGATGTTATTATTGAAGTTTATCAGACGGTTAAAGAGTATATTCCTGCGAAGGATAGACAAGCAGCCGTGGATCACTTGATCGGAGTGGTCTGTGATTTTGATGTTACGGATCACGATATTAAAGCATTGGCAGGAGTGGATTCATATATGAAACGAGCAATCGAAGAATATATCGGTGAAGAAGTGGATGCTGATGAAGAAGATAGCGAAGACTATTAAAAATGTTTTACAATAAAATTGTGCGTGATTTGTCTGCATTGCCAGACTTTATTGACTACTACGAAAAAGAACTAGATGAAGCAAAGAAAGAATGCGGCATCAAAGGTAGCTTAGAAAAAAGCTTGAGTCAATTGCCTGGCATCACAGAACACAGATTCAATCAGCTTCAGGAGATAGAAGCTGTGTTAGAATATCTGAATATTCAATTACGCAAAGTGCATAAGAAGCACTTCAAAACTTATCTGGAAAATTATCCACGTGCATTGACTAGCAGAGATGCTGAGAAATATGCGGATTCAGAGGATGAAGTTATAGATATACAAGTTTTGATAAACGAGGTTGCATTATTGAGAAATAAGTATCTAGGTGTCCTTAAAGGTATTGAAACAAAGAACTGGACTCTAGGGCATATTACGAGGCTCAAAGTTGCTGGATTGGATGACGCATCAATATAATAACTAACTTTTTAAAATTAAATCCCGATAAATAATACTATCGGGATTTTTTATTATATGAGAGCAATTGAACTAACTGAGTCTGTGGGTCTAGCCAACAGAAAAGAAGGACAGCAATTCACTAATGAAGCTGGTGAAACATTAACATTCAAAACATTAACATTTTTCCCTGTTGAAGGACAATTTGACAGCCCTGACGAAAGAGATAATGCAATTGAAGAACAGCGTGCATCATTACAAGACGAGGATGGTGTAGAAGAAATCGAATGGACAAACGAACCGTCAGGACGATTTCTAGCATTTGGTCTGTGTAAATTTTCTGATGACGATGGCAAGACACGAGTCTTTGGTCGTTACTTTAATAAGATTTCAAAGATCCGCACACAGAATAATTGGCCAAACAATACGTTACCAGATGGATTTAAATTTGCAAGTGCAGCATCATCAAAATCTCGTAGCGGATTGATGCCACAAGATGTATTGACTGGTATGGAAGATTTGCTACCAGAAAACATCGTAACTGATATTGAAAATAAGTTTGGTGCTGATAGTGGATTGGCTGAAGCTGCACATCATGTAATGAATGGAATTGGTTTCCCCATTGTTATTCCTAATCCAGATAAATCATTAGAAGTAACTGCTGTTCGTGATTATTTCTGCGAAATGATTCATCCTATAGCATTGATTAAGGGAGTATATACAGGTAATGCTGGTGATGCTGCAAGAAAATATTTAGGTGCAGATGGATTTGAATCATGTAATATTTCTTTTTCATCAGGAAAAAATGAGGGCTTGTTTGATAGTTTATTAATTGCCCCAGATGGAAAAAAAATTAAAGTAAGTTCTAAGGGTGGTATGGGTGCAACAGCATCTGTGACTAATATCTATAATTCGATTATTGATCTAGTGAGTCTTATCGGCAAGAAACCATTTGAGAAGTATCGTCAAGACTTAGAAGTTATTCGTATCATTGCAGAGAATGGTCAAGTTGATGGCCCATTGAAACTTGCTGAGTATTATGGATTATTAAACGAGAAAGAAACAGATCAATGTAGAATGCTTGCTAAGACGCAAGACCCGACTACGCTAACTGGTCGTATGAAGGCGATGTATAATGCAACTCCTGAGACTGAAAAAACAGTCCCTTTCTATAAGATGTTAGCTACTGTTGCATTCTTAGTGTCTGGTTATGTTAATAAAAATACTAATTTTGGTTCTGCGGTTTCTTTTGTATTGAATAATGATGCATTGGTTCAAGTTTATACAGAAGCAAAGCAATCTGGTGATAATATTGAAATTACTAATTTTAAAACTGTTTTCCCAGCAGAACTCGCTACAGGAGTTGAATTATCTGCACAAAAGACATACTACAGTTCAGGTTGCAAAGGCAAATTGACATTTAAAATCCACAAGAGCAAGTAACTACAAGTAAATAATGTTGCGCTGTAAGGAGATATAGCGTGACATTATTACAGGAGAGTTATATGTCAAAAACATTCAATGCCCGAAAGGCAGATAAAGTAGTAATCAATGAGGACGGCACTCGCACGTTCTATGTCAAAGATTTTACAATCGATGGCGTCCAAGTAGAAACATCCGCCAAAGTTGTTTGGGGCGGAATAAATTCAGAAGTATTCAACTGCGGTGATCATTTCGAAATTAGAGAAATTTTTGTTGCACCAATTGAAGAAACAACTACATTCAACGGTGTTCCATGCCCTAAGATTGATGCAATTGAAACACAAGCGAACATTCTCAATGGTCAGTCATTTCAACAAGCAGTAATTCAAAAAGCAAAGACTTCCAAAAAGGCCCTTGACGAATTAAAACAACTTGCAGGCGCGCCATTGTCACAATATACAACTTATAAACCTGCGGTTTCTACAGCAGAGATTATGTTTGAAACTTATTGTAGCAAGTATGGACCGAGCCATGACTACAAAAAAGAAACGTATTTTGCAAAAGTAGATACGCCTCTAGGTGAAATACTTTTACGAGATATGATTGCTGATATCGCCAATCACCCAAAGTATGCATATGAGTTTGCTGTATATACTGAGGGACGATTTGAGCAAGCAGAAAAAGTTATTCGAAAAGATGTTGAATATGCAGTTAAGTATGCTATAGAATTCTTAGACTCCAGGTATGAAGATGAGCCAGAATTAGAAATGAAAATTCTTAATTCTAAATATGCTCGACAATATCTAGATTGGATTGTCAAAAACAAACCACGCTGGGACATTGAGAAAGCAATTCGTGATCAACATGCACCTATCATTGCTGAATTGAATGCGCAGCGCGAATTGGATCAAATGATAAGACTCGTAAATATCAAACCAACACAAGATTTTGCAGCAACTAAGTATGTCGGCGACTTAAACGAAATAATCAATCCAGATCCATTGGTGCAAACGATAATTGGAACTTTGAAAATAGATGAAACTGAAGCAAAGCGTATTGCTGATGACATGCGCAGCCAAAGTGAAAGCTAAATGTAATATTAATCTCACAAAAGCCTCCGTTGTATTTTTGCAACCGAGGCTTTTTCTTTGGGTAAAATATGTTACAATGCAGTATATTATGGAGATTTACTATGCGACAAGGATATCAATTGTGTTTAGCTACAATGCTAATAGTGACTTCAGCTATGCTAATTCATGTGAAACACCGTGAAATGCAATATGAACGAATTGCAAATTGCTTGACGGCTGTAAGCGATTCTAGCATTGTAAATAACATCCAAACAACGCCCGCACAAGTCTATGTTTGTTGGGCCCAAAATCAGTAATGTTGTAAGAAAACAACGGCTATTGACAAATTCCTCCAGATAATGTAGAATGTATGTTACATTAACCAGAGGAGTTTTTATGTTCGAGTCAATCGACATTAAGCGTGTCAAGAATGGATTTGTTGTGTCGGTGATCGAATCAGATACTGGCGATTTTAGTGAATTTGTGTTCTCAAATTCAAATCAAGTAATGAAATTTCTTAAAACCCAATTCAAAATTACTACTGAGGAATAACATGGATCGCATTGTTACACCAGAAATCAAAGAAAATACGTCAATCGGAACCAAACTCACGAAGTTTGCACGTTATTGGGTATTGCCTACCATTGTTGGCGTCGCAGGGTTATGGGCACTTAAACTTCAAGTTAGTGGAGACGGCGCAATTATTATCTCCACTGTTCTCAACATGCTAGGAATTTATTTTATCGTTTTAGCAAACGAGTTATTCAAGAAGGACTGAACATGTTTTCTTTTCTTAAAAAAACTTTCAATATACTGAGAGTCGGCTTTGTGTCTCGTATCTATATGAATGCAATCGGATGTATGTTCTTAGGTCTATCAATTGGTAGTCCAAGCACTGGCCTCAGATTCATTTTCGTAGTTGCTGGAGCACTAGTAATTGCTGAAACTTGGTTTCAATTCGGCTTTAGGCGAGCTACTGTTATTAACGCACTCAAAAAATAAGGAAATATCATGAACACATTACATTATATTGGAGCATTATTTGTTGTTGCTATTGGAGTTTGTATTATTCAACACTCGTTAGATAGCAATTTCTTTGTTCAATGGGGTCTTTCTTTTGTGGGCCTTATGCTTATTTTGGTTGGAAATGATTGGCGCAATAAGTTGTGGGCAAAAGATCATGTTTAAAAATTTTAATGGATTTAAGCTTGCATCATTTTTAGTTGGTGGATTATCCCAATGGATAATCACCATCATCGGCTTTGTCTTTTTTGTAAAAACTATTGTCGCATTTTCTGGCTTCAACATTGCGATTCTATTTTTATGTATAGTCGGATTTTTTCTTACTGCGGTTTTGCAACCCATTTTTTATCTATGTGCTTTAGGTCGAGAAATTGAAATTAACGAACAACGCAATTTAGAAAATCAATAATGTTTTATTTTTAGAGGTTTAATATGTCTTTCGCTCGCAATATTACTCTTGATATAGTTAAGAAAGCTATTCAAGGAAAAGATGAATTTCGTATCTTTGAACGGGATGGCTTTGTCGTGGTCGATTATATGATTACGAAGGCTGATACGTTTATGCATGAAGATCCAGAACTTCAAAAAGTTTTGCGTGAATTGCGGGGAATTGCATTTTCTGCTGATGGATCGCATGTTATTTCTCGGCCATATGATAAGTTTTTCAATATCGGAGAAAAAGAAGAAACTCTCATTTCGAATCTTGACTTTACGCAACCTCATGTTGTTTTGAATAAGCTTGATGGATCAATGATTCGCACGATTCCTGTTTATGATGGAAAGTCGTTTCGATTGGGAACGCGTGCTGGATTGACTTCTGTTTCTATGCAAGCAGAAAAGTTTTGGGTTCGGCCAGAAAATTACGAACGATATTTGAATTTCTTTAAGGCTTGTGAAGAAATCAACCAAACGCCAATTTTTGAATATATCGGACCAAGCAATCGTATTGTTTTGTATTACGAAAAAGAAGATTTAATCTTGACCGCAATGCGAAACAAAGAGTCTGGTGAATACGTTCCTTATTGGTCAATGGAAGGATTTGCATATGACGAAAAGTGGATGATTCCTTGTGTAGAACCACTTTTCGATTCGTCAGAAAACTTGACTGATCGCATTGCTAAACTTCAAGGTCTTGAAGGGGCAGTTGTTCGCTTCGAAAATGGACTACAAGTTAAGTGTAAGGCTGATGATTACGTTGATAAGCATCGTGCTGTTTCGCAATTGAAACTTGAAAAGGATGTGTTGAAACTAATTTTCACTAATGCATTGGATGATGTATTGCCAATCTTGAATGAAGATGTGCGTAAGCAAGTTGAATCTTATCGTAATAACGTTGTGACTAAAGCGAATGAATTCGAAGTGAGATTGCAAGAAAAGTATGCTAATATTTATGGTGAGGTTGTAAAAGTTGCCTCTGAATATTCACACGATTTTCGTCGTGAATTTGCGAAAGCGGTATTAGCAAATGAACGCTATAAACGTGATTCTAAATTTCTTTTCAATATGTTAGATGGAAAGGAAGTAGATGTTCCAGAATTCATAGTATCAAAATGCGGAACTCAAGCAACAGTAGAATCAATCCGTCACATCATTGGAACTCAGAAATTGTGGGAAATTCCAAATGATGCTGACTGATTGGCTTAAGGAAAAGTGGCTGAAGTATATGCCACTTTTTATTTGTAAAGAAATGAGACAACGTGAAGAATTACGACAAGCTGAATTAGCAATACTTGATGAATATGTTAGAAAGCATGAATTGTTTTTGACATTTAAAGGTATGACAGTAATCACATTTACTCATGATCCAGATTATATGAAGCATAAAAAATCGAATTGGATCGCATACGTAGAAAATGGTGCAGGACATATGGTGACGAGTTATGGTCTAGGAAAAACAAAACTAGCAGCAAAATATAACGTAATTGAAAAATATTATAGGAAATATGGGAAATCAAATGTCTAAAGTTATTGTTCTTGGTGCGGGAGTTATCGGAATTACGACCGCATATTATCTAAACAGAGCTGGATATGATGTAGAAGTTTATGATGATCACTGTGGTCCAGCTCAAGGCACAAGTTTTGCAAACGCAGGACAAATTTCTGTTGGTTATTCGGCTCCATGGGCTGGATCAGGTATTCCAATGAAAGCACTTAAGTGGATGTTTGATGCTAAAGCGCCATTCAAATTTAAGGTTGATTGGTCAATGGAACAAATTACTTGGATGGCAAAATTTCTATCCAATTGCACATCTAATTCATATGATTGGAATAAGTATTCAATGATTCAAATGTCACTGTATAGTCAAGAATGCTTGAATCAATTGCGATACGATACGAATATTCAGTATGAAGGACGTAAGCATGGGACTTTGCAATTGTTTAGAAATAAAGAGCAAATGCAGAATGCAACCAAAGATATTTCTGTTCTAGACCGTAATAATATCAATTACATGCTTGTCAATGATCGTGATGCATTGATTAGGCTTGAGCCAGGACTCAAAGGATCAAATGCGGATTTAATCGGTGGTTTATGGATTCCTGGTGATGAAACAGGAGATTGCAATTTGTTTTGTAAGAATCTAGAAGCAATCTGCAAAGAAAATGGAGTGCAGTTTCACTATAACAGAAAAGCTAAGCCATGGATTAAACGATTAGGAACAGTGCAGGTATTGCAAGGAGTAGATGTTGATTATAATGATGGTTATGCTTCACATTATGTAGAAGCAGATCATGTTATTGTCGCATCAGGTGTTTATAGTAAAGAATTGCTAAAAGATTTTAATATCAATATTCCAGTATATCCTGTTCGTGGTCATTCTCTTACGCTCGATATTAAAAATATTGCTGAAGCGCCAGTTTCAACGGTGTTAGATGAAACAAATAAAGTTGCTATTACTAGATTCGACAATCGCATTCGCGCAGGTGGATTTGCAGAACTTGCTGGATATACAACAAAAACTCAACATGATGGTTGGGTCAGGATGATTCAGTTACTAGATTTAGTAGAAGAATTGTTCCCTGGTGCAACTAATACTGAAACAAATAAACTATTTGAACTTAAAGATAAGGGATTTTGGTCTGGTTTGCGTCCCATGACTCCGAACGGAATTCCTCTGGTTGGAGAGACAAATATTAGAGGTCTGTATGTCAATACAGGTCACGGGACATTGGGTTGGACTATGAGTTGTGGTAGTGGTCAAATGATTGCAAATATCATGACTGGTAAAGAATCTAAATCTATTGCAGCGCCATTCTTAAATCCTCAGGAATATTCTCCTAAGATCAATAAAGGTTGATATGGATCGTAAGAAAATTAAAATGCTAGTTGCTTTACATGGTTGGAGAATTCGGTGTAGAGCAACATATCAACTTAATCCTGAATATCAACACGGGGCTATAGGTAATGAGCCATTCATTGATGTGCAATACGCTTGGTTAGAAAACAGTGAAGGGAAACACTATCATAGTTACGATTTTTCAGAACAGTATCCACTTTGCTTCGGAAAAACTAGAACACAAGCAATAAACAATCTACTCGATTATTGGTATGAAGTTAATAAACACACATTGGAGAAATAATGTCAGATAAAATTATTACGTTTGCAAAATCACTTACTGTTGGTGTCAGAGGATATAAAGATTTGAGCATCGAAGATCCTCAATTGTCTTTCATGACCCCAAACACAAGTGATTCAGCTTATCAGAAACGCCTGGTAACTTTAAAGAGTTGGTGTAATGTCGGTAGGACATACAATTATACAACTAAACAATATGAAGAAAGCACTCAGGATACGAATAATTTGCATGAACTAGAAAATAGTCCTACGACTGGTTTTCGAATCATGAATGCAACGAGTCGCTATTCCACTGACAACAAATTCTTTAGATTGATTGACCCTAGAGGTTATGTTCTCGAAATCTCAACTGGTAATCTTGAAGTCATTCTACAAACGAGTGATATCCTTAAAGGTGGCTATATCGCTGAACCATGTGTTTGGGGTCGCCAAGGAAATAATAACGTATTGGTGGCAGTTTCTTCAGAAGCATATGCAAAATCTGTTAAGTTTGCAGAAAAGAATACTTCAAAATTTAGTGATTTGACTGTTGGCGATATCGTTAAGTTTAAAGATGGATCAGAAGATATCTATCTTGGAGAATATGTTGCAATCATTTCTCAACGAAAAGATTTAAATCCTACACGAGGTAATACCTTTTATTCTGGTTTCGGTGGAACACGTAATCCGACCAAATATGAACATGCATTGAGTAAGACTGAAAAATATCACGCGTTTAAATCTAGCAAAAGTACTAGTTTTCAACTCGCTAAAAAACTAAAACCATGTGTCATTATCGGAAAGACAGAAGAAAAAATCGAAGATTATTACAAGAATGGTCAATCGATTTATATTCGTATGCCGTCAAATGACTATTCGAAATCAGTTCATGGTATTTTTAAATCGAATATTAGTATTCAAGATTTTCAATATGTAATGGATTTAACTGAAAAACAACTTGATTTAAATGATAGTAATGCAAGAAATTCAACTCAATATATTGTTCATAATGAAACAATGCAAATTGTTGAAACTTATATTAGTAGAATTCATGAAGATTTAATTAACGATGGATATACTGAAATCGTTTATAATCCATTTACACCAACTCAATATAATACAGTTGAATGTAATCTTTCTAGAAAAGAGCCGCTAGAAGTTAAAAAATGCACATTTGTTACTGGATTAAAGATTGTAGCAAATACTGATTTAGGAAAAATTACATTGAAAGAATCTGTGTAAGGATTGTAAGACTGAATAGTATTTCAGTCTTTTTTTAATCCTTGTCATGCCCGTATAGATAAATATTAAAATAAAGGAATAAAATATGACTGAATTCTGTATTCACGGCTGCGGGAAAATAGCCGTAAGATTAACTAAAAAATCAAAACAACCAGTTTGTTTTGAAAGAAATGCAATGCAGTGCCCTGCAGTTGCGTCTAACATGACCAAGACAAGAAATACAATTGATCCAGAATCTGGAAAATCTAACTATCAACTCGCAAACAAAAAATCTGCGGAAACACTAGGGAAGGACTGGTTTAGGGACAATAAATTAAAGCATATTGAAGAACAAAAACAAATTATTTTTGAAGACGGAAAAAATGCTCTACAAAAGCAAGCTGAAAAAGCAATGCAAACCATGCGAAATAATATTGATAATTTAGGTAAAAATGGTTTGCAAAGAAGGGCAGAAAAAATGGCCGGAAATAAAGGAAAAAGTGGTCATTTAATCTCAGGAAGAAAATCAAAAGCAAGCAATTTGAAACTTGATGAAAATGGATTGTCAGGCTATGAAAGGGGTATATTAAAACGCCGAGAAAAGGGACTTTTAATACCTGATGATCTTAAAACGGATTGGGAAGTTTATAGAAACATAGTTAATAAATTAACAAATAAAAACTTTGAAAAATATTATTGGGAAATTAATCCCAATAATATTAAAAGGAGCAAAGAATTTCATTTAGATCATATCTATTCAGCATATGATGGGTTTAAAAATAAAATAAATCCTGAAATCATTGCAAATTGGACTAATTTAAGATTAATTGATTGCAAATCAAATATTAGTAAAGGTTGCAGAAGTGATGTAACTTTAGAAGAATTGTTAATCAATTGTAAGAAACAAATTTAATAGTGTTGCTATTATACAACACTAACTTGCATTTTTGGGTGAATGTGATATAATGTTTTTACTGTCAAATTTCGGAGAGAAAGATGCTGACAAAAAATGAAATTGTGAAGCTTCTAGAAACAAATGACAAAGCAATAGCAAGGGCATTAATTGTTCTCTACAATAACCAGACAAAAATTGAACAAATGTCACAAACAACTATTAATCGTAATGGCGAAGGTTTTCGTCCATGCCATTCGAGGATGGGTTGCAGTATGGCAGAATTTTATCAAAAGAGGGGCTTCCTTTCTCCTAAGCAAATTGCATATTGGCGTGTAAAAGACAAGAATGGCGATATGCGTCTTGCTATTTATTGGCGCCAACTTGCTGAAGCTGCTGAAGCAAAGAAAGCCACACAAGCAGCTAAGCCTGCCGAACCTGTTTCTGAAGTTCAAACGTGCCCCGATGAAATTGAAATGCATCGTATGGAAGCAGAAGGTGATCGCCTACAAACACAAAAAGAAGAATGGCTGAAGCACATTCGTAAAAACAAACTTGAAGGCCATGCATGATTGATCTTGAAAAAGCGAAAGTTGAGCTTGCTTTGCATGGGTTGCAGTTTTTGCTTACAACTTGGAAGTTTGCTTTTGATGATTACGATTCAGATTCGTATAGTGTAATTATCGTTCCAATAGATTCAAGAGAAGGTGATACAAAATACTATGCAATCAATACGAATCTAATGAAAGCTTACGAAGAATCATTCACATTGTGGAAAAATCGTGGACATTGAAAAGAAATTGATAGAGTATGAATTGCGCGGTTATTCAATGATCCGCGCAGGAAAATCACGAATTGCTATATGGTTTGAGAGTGAAAAATATTCGCCAAATTCTAATGATGATTGGGCATTATGGGACGCAACTGTAGTTAATGGTGGCAATCCAGAACATATTGAAGAATCAATAAGAAAATTGGAGAATTATCTTGAAATTCAACGGTACTGAAGTTTATGCTGCAATGGGGGATCAAAAACGATTCCCTGTTCCCGTTTTGAAAGAAGGACAAAAGATTTGTTTTCTTTTCAATGACGAAACGACTGCACCAGATTCCAAAACTGTCATGATTAAGGCAGGAATTTATGTGATTACTTCAGTAGGAAAGGGTGTAGGTGATTGGCCTGTGTATCGCTTTATAAAAGACACAAAAAATTCTAAGTATTTGCATGCGTATTGTCAAATTGCAATTGATAAAGCAATTTCACAAGGGTTCATTGAGGTAATCAATGATTGATAAGGAAAAGTTTAAGTTAGTTTTAGCTTTATCAGGACATGTTTTGATAGAAGAACAAAGTACGCTTGATGAAACACAAGCATATTGCGGCATAATGTATTCCTACGATCAAAGTGATAACGCAGAATTCTACAATAGAACTGTAGTAGGAGAATTGTATAGCTTTTCACCTACAAAAGAATTGGCATTTGAAGAAGTATATAAAAAATGGACATTGAAAAAGAACTCCTTAGATACAAACTGAAAGGGTATGTATTAGAATCTACCAAATCATATAGTGGAGTTGATGGCGCAACTACTTGGTTTGCTAGTACGCCGCCAAATTCAGGAGATTACCTTAAAGGTGGATTGTTTGATAAAACATATTCAGAATGCTTAGATAAAAGTGATTCCATAAAATCCTCTATCAGAAAAATGAAAAAATATGGATATTGAGAAATTTAAATTAGAATTGATCCTTAAAGGTTTGAAATTGGATCATCAAGCTTATGATTTTAGTATCACTGACAAACAATATTATGCTCGAATTGTATCAACCGATCACGAGAATTACGGTGATGAAAAAAATTTCAATAGAGATAGACGCCTGGGAATCCTAAACGAAGAAGGGTATTGGAGTTATTTTTCCTGGGGACGAACTGAGCAAGAAGCAATTAATAATGTATGGTTAAAATGGACTACGACAAAGAAATCTTAAAGCTTAACTTGATGGGTTTCGAAATTAAAACTATCCGCGCTGGTGTTACAGGACACTATTATTCATTGGTGGTAGATATGGATAAGACATGGAATATGGATCCTGAATTTAGAGCGATTCCATTTCAATCAAAAGAAGAATCAATCAAAAATGCTGTAGATAATTTCCTCAGGTTTTACAAACCAATGAAAAAATATGGATATCTTAAAAATTAAGTTAGCATTATCCCTGCATGGTCTTCAGATTCATTCTGATGTATCTATAGTTGAGGATTATTATGCTAGAATCGAACCAATCGGATATTACATCGGGATGGAAATTCCAGATTTCTTATTGACTGACAACGGATCTAGATACAAGTATTTTGATTATGGTAACACTAAAGAAGAAGCATCATATAAGGTATATCAACAATGGATATCGAGAAATTCAACTTCATCTTAGCATTAACTAAACCTAATTATAAATTAGACGTGTTTGTATCATATAACGGTCCTTGTGCTAGAATTAGATACGATCATGGAATCGGAACCCCAGCTGAATTAACTGATGGTACCCGATTCAGATATTTTTCTTACGGTGACACATTAGAAGAAGCAGCCAACAAGGTGATGGAGCAATGGAATTCGAGAAAATAAAATTGGCGCTGATTCTTAAAGAGCTTGACATAGTTATGTTGGGAATGAATGATTCGGCTACCAGGCATTTAGGATATCTTGTTCATACTGACACTTCGGATGGTCATGGTTATAGAATAACTGTATTAGATAACGACGGCAAGAAAGTTGTTCGAATGGGCCGCACTAAAGATGAAGTCGCTAACAAACTATATAAATGGGTGATTGAAAATGGCTCTAAAAAATAGGAACAATAGGCAGATTAAGAAACTTGCTAAGAAGAAGGTGTTTTATTATAAAAGTGATAAAATTTACAGAGTCGTTCCAACTCATTCAACTGAAATACATTGGTGGGATGCATTAGAAGGTGATAATGTAAAACAATTTATGTCAATCGACAATGCTGAAGATGAATTGGCTAAGCACCCTGTTGGAAGCTATGTCATTTTTTATGACTATGATAAGGAGCATAAAGAACCAACTTGGCAATACATCATGAAAACTCGTTGTTCGAACTGTAAAAACAAATGTGGCAATCGCACATTTAAAATGAAAAGAAAATTCGGAAAAAACTTTACAATTAAGTTCAAACAACCGACGCAATGTGAATTGAAGAATCAGTTTAAAGGTCTAACGCATTGGGGGAAAGTATGAGTATTAGAGTCTTGAAACAACATAAAAAAGGGGAAGTCTGGACTTGGCAAGAAGATATTGTCTATACTATTCTTTTAGTATTCTCACTCGGATTTGCGTTTGAAGAATATAGACGGGAAATAGCTACAGAATTTGCTTGGGGTTTTTGGTCAGGATTCTGGATACTCATTTTAGTAACATTGCTATTTTTTGCTCCGATGCTTATCTTCTTCCCTATTACCATTCCTACATATATTTTGTATTTGCATTGGAGACAAACTACTGATGCAAAGAATTTAATTATTAAAACATTGAGAGAAAAATGATCGAAAAAACTAATGCTGGATACACATTTGAAATGGTATTCATGCTTTTCTATCTAGACTTCTGGCAAGAAATTATAATCTCCCCCGGAAGTAGAAATGATATTCCTGAAAGAATCTTTGTGTTTCTATTTGCGATAGTAGCACTTGCGTTTTTCCCTATTTCATTGCCGATAATTTTTATCACATTTAATGTGCAAGATATTATTGACGAAAAAATAATGAATATTTATGGTCTTATTAAAAAAGAAATTCTAAAAGAACAAGCTAAGATATGGTTCATGCATAAAATTCCCGAATACGATAGCGTAAGAAACGTAATTACAATAGGGCTATTGTATATTACCTCTCCTATTATGTTTCCTGTGATTTATCTATTTTTTATCTCAGTTCAAAAATATTTCGCAAAGAAGGCAATTATCAGCGCATTGAGGGCATAATGAAAACAAATTGGTATGGTCTAACTACGCTTCAACATCTTTCAAAGATGGCTCACCTTTGGTTTGCGACCCCATTTACAAAATATTTTTGGAAAACATTGTTTGAGGACGATTACGGTGCAGGATATATGGCATTCGGTATATTTTTCATGGGAATTTGTTTCACATTACTTTGGGTAACTACTCCAATCTTATTTCCGATTATATTTTTAGTATCAAGACTCTATTGTTACAAAAAGGCACGTAAAATGGTTATAAATGCCTTGCGTTCGAAGTAAGTAGGGACTAAAATATAAATAAATGAGAGAGCTACAGAAGTTCTCAAACCAATATAACAAAGGAGCTTTGTTATGTCTCAAAATTCAAATAAACGTGTGCCTGCAGCAGAACTGCAATATAGTAATTTCCTGAATACTTATTCTGGTAGGGAACTAATCAAGAAATATTCTCTTGATGAAGAAGGGCTTTGGCAAATTAAGGGTGAAGACCCAAACTGTGATATGGGTGGATCACATCACCAACCTGATCTAGGAATTGTCGAAGGTAAGCTTAGCGATGTAATCGAGTATGCTGTAACCATTCAAGGTTTTTGGACTTGGGGTTCGGGCGGAAATATCAAAAAGATTGATAATATCAAAAAAGTAGATAGTCAATCAGCGCGACGCAGGAAAGAACTTGAAGTGCAAAAATTTGCACTTCAAAAACAACTCGATGCTATTGACGTGGAACTTAACAATTTCGGTGGTGATGCATATGTCTAAGAAATATAAATTAGCTGCTGTTATTGGTCGTTTTGAACCAATGCACAACCAACATATCAATTTGATTAAAAAAGGTCTTGAACTTGCTGACCAAGTAGTCGTATTATTTGGCGGAGATCATCGTCCACGCACAATTAAGAATCCGCTCGCTGTCTCAGAACGTCAAAGTATTCTAGGATCATGGGCCTGGGACAATGCAGTTGGTCATCGTGTTTCGTCAAGCGGAGTCAATGACTATATGTATAGTGATTCAGCTTGGGTCGCTGACGTACAAAAGACTGTGAATGATACATTTTCTGAACGCATTTATCCACGTCCAGCAAAGAAAGGTGAAATTTGTTTGGTCGGATGCGATAAAGATTCATCTTCGTATTATTTGAAAATGTTTCCCCAATGGGATTTGATAAGTATGCCATTGGGCGATACTCTTGACTCAACCCAAATTCGCCAATTGCTGTTTGAAGGTAAATCATTGAGCTATATTGCTGGCGCTGTTCCAGAACAAACATTGAAATTCTTGACAGAATTTAAGCATAATTCAAATTTTGAACAACTCGTTCGAGAATATGAGTTTATTCAAAAATATAAACTAGCTTGGGCAGCAGCACCGTATGATCCGATCTTTGTTACAACTGATGCTTGGGTTGTGCAAAGTGGTCATGTTCTTTTGATTCAACGAAAGAAAGAACCTGGTCATGGACTTTGGGCAGCAGCAGGTGGATTCTTAGGTCTAAAAGATACATTGATCGAATCAATGCTTCGTGAATTGAAAGAAGAAACGAAAATTAAAGTTCCTGCAGCAGTGCTTGAAGGTAGTATTATTGATTCACACGTATTCGATTCACCAACTCGTAGCATGCGTGGAAGAACTATCACTCATAGTTATCTTATCAAGCTGAAAGATGATAAAGAACTTGCTCATGTTAAAGCAGCAGATGATGCAATGGCTGCAAAGTGGGTGCCATTAAGTGAAGTGGTGAGCGATAACATGTATGAAGACCATTGGGATCAATTTATGTTCTTCAAAAATAAAGTCTAAGAAAAAGATTCTTAGCAAACAAACTATTTTAAAGGAGTTTTAAAATGTCTATTAACACAATCAAATCACTAGAAACAAATCTAATTCTTATGCTCGATAGCTATAAGCTGGGGCATGGACAAATGTATCCGAAGCAAACATGCGGAATGTTTGGATACATTGAAGCACGCAGCAAAGGCGATGTTATCATCCCTGCTGGTATGCAAATGTTTGTTCAAAAATATCTTTCTATGCGTGTTACTCTTGAAGATATCAATGAAGCTGAAGCATTCGCACAAGGGCATGGAGAACCATTTGATCGTGCAATGTGGGAAAAAGTTGTGACTGTGCATGATGGTTTCTTGCCGCTCATTATCAAAGCAGTGCCTGAAGGCACGCCAGTCAAGAGTGGAAACATTCTCGTTTCAGTGCATTCTGAAGATGAAGGTGTGTGGCCAATTGTTTCTATCATTGAAACGATGTTGCAACGTGCTGTTTGGTATCCAACGACAATCGCATCTAATGACCACAAAGTCTATAAAATGCTTAAAGATGCATTGGATGAAACGTCTGACAATCCAGATGCAATCAATTTCATGTATCATGATTTCGGTGGAAGAGGGGTATCTTCCCACGAATCTGCTGAAGTTGGTGGTTTTGCACATTTGATTCATTTCAGAGGTAGTGATACTGTTGAAGGAGTTCGTGCTGCAAACTTTTACTACAACACACCAATGTCTGCTTACAGTGTTGTGGCTTCGGAGCATAGTGTGCAAACAAGCTATGGTCCTACAGAAGAAAATCAAACAGAATATCTTGCAATGATGCTTGATACTTTTGCAAAGCCAGGAGCAATTGTTTCTATTGTTATCGACGGCTATGACATGCTGCGTGAAGCAACGCAACTTTGCACTACATTCCGTCAAAAAATCATCGACAGCGGAGCAAAGGTTGTTTTCCGTCCTGACAGTGGCGATCCAATTGTCAATGTGCTTAAGATTCTTGCGCTACAATCTGAACATTTCGGTTTCACTGTGAATAGTAAGGGATTTAAAGTAGTCAATAATGTTGCAGTTATTCAAGGTGATGGCGTTGATTATCGCACGATGGAACTTATCATTCATGCTGTTAAGTTGAATGGATTTAGCATCGAAAATGTTGTATTCGGTAGCGGAGGAGCATTGCTTCAAAAAGTGAATCGTGATACATTCAAGTTTGCACAAAAAGCAAGTGCAATCAAGATTAAGAATGATGACGGCACATTTACTTGGAGAGAAATCTTTAAGGATCCTGTCACTGATCCAGGAAAGCAAAGCAAGAAGGGTATTATTACTCTTAAGAAGGATGGTGACGAATTCAAGACTGTCAATATTATCGATCCTGCTGCTGATGCTGGAACTGTCATGACTACGATTTACGATCATGGTCATATTTTTGCTAACGATACGTTGGCTCAACTCACTGAAAGAGCATTGTCTGATTTTAAATGATTCTTTATTCAACACAAGATTATAGTGTATTCGAATTACTGGAACGGGGTGAAACGTATCGTGCAAAATGCCCCTATCCAGACAAAGATATGGATATGGTTGATGAGCGATTCCTTCATTCATACCATTGGATATCAGATCAAATGGATAAGAAAATTGGTATTAGGCCTACGTTAGAGACATATCCTACGTGGGCTTTTTATCAGTGGTATGGTCCTAAAAAAATGAAGCCTGACCTTCGTTATACTGGTACCCGATGTTTCGCAGAGAATCGCACTTGTGCATTAATGACATTGGAAATTCCGGATAATCAGGTATTACTTTCTGATTATGATGCTTGGCATTTCGTATTAAATTCTTGGTATTTAGGTGATGAAAAGCGTGCTGACGAATTATGGGATATTAAACGAGATTTAAAAGGTTGTTATAATTACGAATATTATCCTGAATGGCTTAGAAATGAATTAGAAGAATCTTGGCATAACGTATTTGATATGGAATTATCAAGAAAATATTTAGAATTCGAAGAAGACCAACAAATTATTCAAGCTACATTTTGGGAAATTAAACCTGGATATTTAAAAGAGGCAGTTAAATTTAATAAAACAGGTAAAACAACTAAAGTATTATGAAATATAATTATGAAGCTGAATTAGTATTAAAGAAGCCCAATTGGGCGCAATGTGGATTTGATGATAGAATTACTATTTCAAAAGAAATGTTTTATGATTTTGAAGGTAAATTAACATTTACCACAGATAATGGCCGCACAATATTAGAAAATAAATGGGGAGAATGTTTTGTTAAAGAACAACTTTCCAGCGAATTAATTGAATGGTTAAAAGATAAAGATTTTTGTTTAATTGCTTTTAAAGGAGCTAAAAATCTTACAGAAAAAACAATTCATTTCGCTAAAGAAGAGGATAGATTACATTACTTACTAAAGTTTGTAGGTAAAACGTAAGATTTATTACACGTTGTAAGTATAATTTATGTTGTATTTCCACAACATTGCTTGGTGTTGGTTGGATTCCATTTGACCGTTTGGTTGGTTTTTAGTATAATAGATTCTGTTGAGTGATTAACAACCCCCAAAAGGACGATAAATGAGCACAATTCTGATTAAGCAAGGCACGTATCGCAACCAAGCAATCGTCAATCAAGCTTTTGAGCTTGTTGAGCAATTTAAGCAAGGCAAGAAAAGCGGCTTTGTGACTGTCAAGAATGGCGGCACATTTCCGGGGTTTCCTGAAACCATCCGCGTTTCAGTCGAACGTATGACCGACTATGAATTCGTCGGCGGTGATGTAATGTCACATACTCCTGCCGCTGCTCCGATCGTTGTCGAAACTGACGACGAAATTATCGCTCGCATTCGTGAGCGTTTTTCAATTCTTGACGATATGACTGACGCTGCCGCACGCGGCGATGTTCGTGCGATGATCGTTTCTGGTCCCCCTGGAGTCGGTAAGAGCTTTGGCGTAGAAGCACGCCTCGCACGCGTCAATTTGATGGCAAAGCTTGGTCGTACGGAAAAAGACAAGTGTGAATTTATTTCTGGCGCTTGCACTCCGATTTCTCTTTACAAAAAGCTGTATGAACACAAAGATCCGAAGCATGTCGTTGTTTTTGATGACACTGATTCGATTTTCTATGATGACGATTCCCTGAACATTCTTAAGGCAGCGCTTGATACTGGTAAGCGTCGCACTATCGCTTGGCTCGCAGAATCTCGTACGCTGCGCGATGAAGATATTCCGCCGAAATTCGATTTTCAAGGTTCTGTGATTTTTATTACTAACATTAAGTTGGAAACTGTTCGCGGTAAGATCAAAGATCACGTTACCGCGCTGTTTTCTCGCTGCCACTATCTTGATTTGACGATGGATAATGATCGTGAAAAACTTCTTCGCATCAAGCAAGTTGCGATGGATTCGAATCTGTTTGCAGATAACGACCTGAGTCAAGATCAAGGTAATGATGTTATCTCGTTCATTGAGGAAAATCAAACTCGTTTGCGTGAATTGAGTATCAGAACACTAATTAAATGTGCAGAGTTGAGGAATGTCTCTGACAATTGGAAGCGTGTCGCACAATTGACGATTCTTCGGTGATGATAACGTATTTTAGAATTAAACAGACATTGGATTATGATCCAATGTCTGGATTATTCAGATGGAAAATTAGACACCATCATAGAAATACAATTGGTAAAATTGCAGGAACAAAGGACAGTAAGGGTTATACAGTAATCAGACTTGATGGCAAGCAATATAAAGCCCATAGATTAGCTTGGTTTTATATGACAGGCATGATTCCTGTAAAACTTATAGATCATCAAAATCTGAATAAATCAGACAATAGATTCTCGAATCTGAGGCAAGCGAATAAAATTCAAAATAGTCAGAATAGATTGGTTGGTAGCAATAATACATCAGGTGTTAAAGGTGTGACTTTCAATTCAGGAAAATGGGAAGTAAGAATTCAATATAACAATATAAGTGTGTATGTCGGTAGATTTGATAATCTTACAGATGCTAAAATTGCAAGAGAGCATGCAGCAAAACTGTATCATACTAATTTTTATAGTCGATAAGATGAAAAAACCGTTCATTATTGAGTTGGGGAGTAGCAGGTATATAGGCCTTGTGCTTCCCATCGATAATAAGTATTGCGATATCTATTGGGATGATAGCGAAGTTAAAGAAAAATACCAGATCAACTGGCTTAGTAACTTCAAAATACTTAAGTCTGATTTATCTGAACATGAAGTCTTCGCTTGGAGACTAAAGCATGGTGTTTGAAAATCCGCTCATTATCAAATTCTTTGGACCAATAATTGGATTGGTTCTACCTACTGATAATGATAGTTATGATATTTTTTGGACTGATGGAGTAACTCAGGAAAATGTATCGTTTAACTATTTAAATGATTTTACCAAAATTAAAGAAAATCTTACCGAACAAGAAGTGTGTGCCTGGCGACTTAAACATGGAGTTTAACTTGACAAATAAAGAGAACGAAAAAAGGAAAAGAGTTGTCTTGGAACGCTTGCTCCAAGAATATTTTGAATTCTCGAAACCAATCTTGAGTTCGCATTTTATGATGCGTTGGCGCCAACGATTTAATACAAAATCAGCAGAAGAAATTTTTAATATTATGCAGCGTAGTGTGGCAGTTATTAAGGACGATAAATTTGAATTATATGATTCAAATTCTCACATTAGAATGTCATATGAATTTCACGAAGATTCTGTAGTATTTTGCACAATTTTTGAATTGAAACTAAAATACAGAAATAATTGGATATCACGACTGGAAACACATTTAGAATAAAAATTTTTCCTGGACGATTTACGGAGTTTGACATGACAGTTAAAAGTGTGCGGCCATTTTTCCAAATTGGAGATTTGGTTGGTTTTGTGGATGATGATCGCCCTGATCGGATTGATGATCTTGGTGTTGTAGTTAAAGCCCCTCAGGGTCATGGATGGTTTAAAATTGTTTGGGATGATGGTCTGCATACTCAAATTTTACCGCCTACTACAGCAACTGGAAATCATTGGGTCAATCTAGGGAAGAACACTGAGCAACTTCGATTGTTCATTAGATTGAAATATATGGAACCTTAAAGGATAATTGAAATGAGTAAGCAAACTGAATTCGAATTTCAATATGATCAAGCAGGTAACTTGAAAAGTGGTCGTTCTATTACAAAATCAATTCGTCTTGATTACGATTATTATGGTCGCTGGTATCAAAATCCAGCGAATGCAAACAAGATGATCAAAAATGGAAATTGCTACAGCTATCCAGGTGTGCAATTTGGATCATATAAAGAATTTAAACATTCGGGGACATTCAAACAACGTGCTGAATTAGTTGCGAGTGATTATATTTCTCAGCGCACTGGTTGGGAACTGAATAGGACAACTGGACAGACCTGGCGCAGAATGTTAGAGGATAAACATGGCCGGGATTGGACTCATGCTTGGGGACAAAGATATGTCCGCCGAATTGCAAAATTGTTGAAAGCAAATGGTATGAAATGAAATGGAATACCTAGTAAAAGAATGGGGTGGAAATTATTTAGGAGTTACCCAACCAAATACTCAGGTAGAAAATGAAATCAAAGTATTGTGGGAAAAGGGATCAATATCATATCCATGGTGGAAAAGAGAACATGTTAATGAGCGATATGAAGTAATTAAAGAATTGTCTGACGAAGAAGCGCAACAATATTTATTTGCGTGGAAAATTAAACACTCTTAAGGAGAAATAAAATGCCGTGTCGTGATTATGAAGATGACAATCGTTGGGTTGAACCTCAACTCCGAGAACAAAATAGTAAGCTTGCACGTATTGCATGCAATGCACTTGCTGCATTTACCGAAGCCGATCCACGTGCCGCATCAAAATTTCTAGATGATAATGATGAGGCAGATCAATGGTGGTCCGAGCATCAAAAAGCTGATGACGCTGCCAAAGCTGAACGCGAACGAAAGGCAGCAGAACATAAGCTGAAGAATAGCGCACTTGCAAAACTCACTCCAGAAGAAAGGAAAGTATTGGGTGTGTGAAAACTTCCTGGAGATTGAAATATGGAACATAGCATTTACAGAGTAGGCGCATTAATTGAATCTGCAAAAGGAACTTCCCTTGAAGGATTATTAATCGCCGAACCGTCTCCAGGATCATTTGATGTGTTGTGGTCAGATGGTATCACGTATCCTGCTATAAAACGACATTATCTTGAAGGAAATAAGATTCTTCGATACTTGACAGAAAAGGAAAGTCTCGCCTGGCAGTTGAGGTATGTGTGATTAAGATTAAACATAATACATTGATTCGTTATAAAGAAAATACTGTTGCTAAAACTGAATTAGATTGCTTAGTTACATTTAATGACGATATTTATAAATGTATATCGTATTGGTCTGACGGATATGTATCAGCACCATACATTGGTTCTGGTGCAATCGGTGAAGATAAAGCGATACTCTTAAAATATTTGTCTGAAAATGAAGCACTAGCTTGGAAGCTTAAGTATGCTACAACGAAAACTTGAAGGATCGTATGTTTATTATACCACTGATAAAAGTGGTGCCATACTAGGCATAGTAGAAAAATCTGACGATGAGTATTATGCTGTAAGATGGTATAATTCGCCGCATAGCGCATATTCAGCGCCATTTACGGAACAGGAATTCTATGACACTGGCCATTCAAAATACCCTACTAGGTGGGATATAGCATTAGATGGAAGTGTGTCAGAACAAGAAAAACTCGCATTTAGGATCAAACATGGAATCTAAATCTAAAGTTTCGGAGGTATCTGGTTTGAAATATATCAATCTTCAAGACGGTATGGTCATTGTTAAATCTAGTTCGCGGCATCGAGAATCATATGGCGAGGGCATAGTGTTGTCTGATGGTAATATATCTACAGTTATTTGGGAGAATGGTGAAACATATAATAATCTACCAAATAACGAAGAATGGGTAATATTTAAGTTTGTTAGATATTTGACCGATCATGAATTATTTGTTGCTAAACTAAAATATTCTGACAAATAGTATGGAAACTAAAAATTTTTTTGAGGAAGGGGATATTGTTGTTTTGACAGACAATGAAAAATATAAGCACCCTGAGGTAACTCCAATTGGCAAAGTGACATGTGATTTGGCATCAACAGAGGCAGGAGTTCAATACTATTATATTGAATGGGAGTCTGGCGAAAAATCCGCAGAATTCCCCACAGACGGAAAGATTTCCAAATATACAAACATGAATGAATTAGTGATAAATTATGGTCAGATTGACGAAAAAGCTATGTTAGGATTGAAACTAAAGATATGACAATAGAACATATGAAAGTTTGTCTTCGGCAGCATCCCAATGAAGAGGGTGTTGTATTTAAAATGGACAAAACTGATTTAAACGGAAATCCGTATTATCGTGTTCTATGGGCAGATGGTTATGATTCGGGAAAATTTCTAGAATCTGATTGGAGTACAATTCTTGGTGATGATGTGAGAGGGCATTGTTGGCTAGAATGTGGAATCTTAACAAAAAACGAATTGCTTGTATGGATGATTAAAAATCCTGATTGCGCCTTATCAAAAGATGTGGGCGATTTAGATTAAAGGAGCTATAAATGTTTGATAAAAGTTGGGACATTGGAAAATATTGGATTACCTTAAAGTATTCAGATACGCTTTGGTATTCAAAATCCAAATCAAAAGAATCGCGCCAATATCATTTCTTTGATTTGGGATATTTGGTCTATAAGAAACAAAGGCAGGTAGGCATAAAGCTTTGTATTGGTAAATTATTATTTTTTGTTGGTTGGCAAAAGTCGAAAAAGGGACTAAACTAATTCAGTGCAGTTCAATTAAATACACATATATCTCAAGGAGTATTTTGATGCAAGCAGAACTTAAAGCATGGCTTGATGACGCAGCAACCGAAGCCGCACGCGTTTATGATGAAGATCACGCAAACGAACAAAACATTATTCGTTTCTGGGATTTTAATGAAACTTCTGCGGAACTTGTTTCTGCTTTGCGTGACGCAGTTGGTGAAGAAGGGCAACCGAATATTGAATCATTTTACAAGAAGCTCGAAGACAATCCCAAATTGAATATCTCTGCATATGATTTTACTACAGAGCAAATCAATATGATTGCAAAGTCTGCATATCCAGCATACTTATTTGCTCTGTATGTCTTGAAGGCTCCGTTCCCAGATGGTGAAGAAGCAATTTCTCGTCACCCATTCTTGTGGGGCGAATATAGCTGGATCATGAGTAAGTTTAACACTCTCCGCTAAATCCAAATTAGATTAAAGAAAAGCGCTCTTGGAGCGCTTTTCTTTTGGCCATTGAATATGTT